GTGGCGTAGCGCATAGCTACGTCACTCATTAAGTATTTGAACCTCAACCGGTTCAGGTATTTGGCATAATAATGCCTAGATTTACTTCACTTGAAGAATCTTAGGGCATTTTGTATGCCCTTTGTTTACTTTTATAAGAACTTCTATCTAAAATATTTTCTAAGTATGTAAGGAATTAAACTAACCTTTCACTCGCCTTTAAGGCTGACCAAAATGTCATTAAACTACCGATTTATATCGAAGAGACCTCGTAAGTCTATAAACTACTGTATTTCATCATGAAAGATGAAGAACTCCATTTATATGGACGCTCGCTTACTCGCTATTGAGTAAGCAATATAACAAGAAGATAAACTTATACATATAAAATATATCTGAGATACTGATCAAGCATAAAATGCTAGAACTATGCTCTAATTGAGAGCAAACAGAGATTACACTTTAACCCGAAGTAATACTGTATAAAAGCAATTATCAAAGAGTAGAACTTGAGATAATTTGAAATTGGGAATTCGTGGTTAGCTTGACCGAATTAATAAAGCACCCTAACCAGGCGGGTCCTGAGATTCTTTGAATCAATTATGGACACGCCGAGTCGTAGAGTTACGGATGTTGTCGTTTTGAAAGTGCTTGCACTTAGACGGACATTGGAAAGGATACCTCTTATGAGGACACCGGAGTAAAACGTATCTCGTTTGTTGAACTAATTAACTTTAACCCACTTGGGGTTTTAGTTTGTTAGTTTGCACGACTCATATTATATACAATATGAGCCGCAAACTACCAAACAATCACCCTTTTAATGAAAAGATCACACGCAGAAATTTATTTAAAACACACAAGGAACTTAAGAAGAAGGCTCTCAAGAAATTGAGACGTCAGGAGAAACAAGCACAAGGAGGGAGTGCACAAGCTACGGTCGCCGTTACAAATGGCGATTTGGAGACACAGTTCGGATTTGAATCATTGAAATCCACACAATTTGCATTGGACGCATTAGCGAAATTTGCAGGTGTGGATTTGCCAGATGTTTTGTGCAGAGAACTGGAAGGAATTGTTATTTTGTTGGTGAATTTATCCCAACAAACAACAGTCCTAGGTATCACGTCAGCAATTATGTTGCACACTAGGAGCTACTTTAGCTCTAGTGTAACAAAAATTGTTAGCGATTTTATTTCGGACATTTTTAAATCAGAAGGTATGGATACTCAGTCTGGTACTGAAGTATTAACACCTAATTGGTTGGAATGTTTGAGAAATGTAAAATTGAATTGGCAATTGTGCAAGAGCAATAAAGCTTTTCATCAGTTGTCCAAGTTGCTAGGATTACTAGTTACACTTGGTTTATGTCGCGTGACCGATCTTGAATTCAATATCGGTAGATTCAATATATTTACACCTTCTCTTAACGAGAAACATTCATCCGCCCATGATTTGGCGGATGCTATGTTTGAGACAGTTACATACTTTGCAGAAGCTATGTACATGTGTTTCAAAACAGGTTCCATTAAACCTTTATTAATTAATGATCACTCCGCATTGGAATTAGACGAAGAATATGCCAGGATTATGTCTTGGTGGGATCTCGTCAAATGTGGAAACCTTAAACGAATGATGAAAGTATCAGATCAAGAGTTTGAACGTCGATTAAATGAATTGACATCCAAATTGCGAAATTTGTTACCATCACTTAAAGGTTTGGACAAGAAATTAGTTTCAGATAAATTCATGCGTTGCTTGTCAATGCAGAATGATTTTGTTACTATGAAAATTTCTAGTGGAGTACGCCGCGCACCATTTGCTTTTCAGCTTTTTGGTGAGAGTAGTCAAGGTAAGACTACTTGTGGTGATCAATTGGTAGATGCACTATTAACTAGTGCTGGTTTACCAACTGAGAAACAATTTCGCGCAGCATTTAATGCTGGCGATAAGTACATGTCCAATTGGACCTCTGATAAGTTGGTCTTAATATTTGACGATTGCTCCAATGAGAAATCAACATTTGTTGAGAGACCACCAACTCGCGCCATTCTCGATGTTTGTAATAATCAAATGTATTATGCAAACAAGGCAGAATTGGCTGCAAAAGGCAAGTGTTTTGTAGAACCTTGGATTGTTGTGGCAACAACAAACAAGAAGGATTTGGATGCTCCATTGTATTCCAATTGTCCTTATTCTATTCAACGCCGTCTTATTAGTATTACAGTTAAGGTTAAATCTCACTTTCAAAAGAGGTTAGGTGACAATGTTAACTGTGGGATAGACGCTACTAAGGTACGCGAATATTACACTAATGATGAAGGTGTTTATGAACCACCTGCATTTGATGATATTTGGCTTTTAACTGTCGAAGAGGCTGTGAAGCCTGAGAAGCTAACCAGTGTTGCAAAATACGAGGTAGTGGACAATATGTTCGAAGTTAGTATGAAAGAGTTGATCAATTGGATGATCGACCGTTTTCAGGAGCACAATGTCAATCAAGATGCCCTTCTCGAGGGCTTAAAACGTCGAGACATGAAGATGACAGTATGTCCTAGGAAGGATTGTCGTTATCTTCATGGAGCATGTCCAGAGCATTATGACGAAAACTATGCTTATCGGTGCGGTTACAAACGTGCCATGGATATGAAGGACTGCACAGAAACATATGAGTACAAGGATTCAGCACCAGTCACTAGACAATTTGGTAAAGAAACCGTTAAGTCTTTATATAAACTTAAGAATAAAGCTTATGATCATTTTGTTCCCAATATGAAAATATTTGGTGACAAGGTTGACAAAGTTGCATCCGAAGTATTATATAAACAAGGTACTACGTTTTTGAAGAAGTGGGACTGGATAAAACTGGTTCCCGCTACATTCTTTGAAATGCCATATGCTAGAGATTGTATGCGATTTTTCTATCAAGAAAGGATAGAAGCGGATGCATCAACGGCAATGTGGAATATTACTGTGGCAGCAGTACTTGCTCTTCTTTTCATATTTTATTTTGGGTATTATGTTAGTTTTCACTATGCATTCCCCATGATTTATATAGACTTTGCGTTGGCATATCATGCTTATAGTAAAGTCCGAAATGATGTAGAAGATCGTTTATTTGAAGTATTGAAGGAGAGAAACCTCATTATTCATCCTATCGTCAAGAAATATCGCGATGATAGTGCAAAGTATATATGCAGTGCTTGTTTTGGCATTGCTGCATTGTATGGTATTGCGCGCGCTTACAGAGCATGGAAGAATTATGAGTCTCAAGGATCTTTGGAACCAAAGACACATGAAGAGATTAATGTTAGGGATATGGAGAAAAACGTTTGGACAGATGTTGTCAGACGTGAATTACCCATTTCCCGCGTATCTAAATGTGTGGTTTCGGATGTTTTGGAAAAACAGGTTAGCAAAAACTTAGTTTATGGTTCCATACATCTTGAAGATGGTACTACAGGAATGGTCAATGGATTATTCTTGGATTCAAATGTATTATTATTACCAGATCATTATTTTGAGGAATTTGGTGATACCTTGAGTTGTACATTTAGGAAAGAGAACCCGGATCAGTGTGGTGGTAAATTTGCAGCCATTATATCTAAATCAGCGACCATAAAGGTTCCTGATAAAGATTTAAGGTTGTGTTATTGTACCACAGGAGGTTCATTTTTGAACCTCACAAAGCATTTTCCATTGGGGAAAATGCCATCAGCACCATTTAGACTTTTATATAGAGTCAAGAGTGGTAGGGTCACTGTAGCGAAGGGCTATACTGAACCCAAAACCGTAACCACTATCGAAACATTCGAAGGTGGTGAATACCGTAATTTGAATATTGACACATTCAAAGGTATGTGTGGTGCTGTTTTGGTAGGCGAAACTAAAGGTAGTGTCGTCTTAGGAATCCATTTGGGTGGTGTCTCGGGCACACCTCGTGGATGTTATGGTTCATTGTATCAGAATGAGATTACCACTGCTGTCACAGCTTTGAAGAAAATCGAAGGTGTGATTAAGAGTGGTAGTTCTGGTAAATTTGAACCGCAGGTACTAGGCAAGGAGATTTTAATTCAAGATCCCTTGCATATCAAGAGTCCATTGCGGTATATGCCGCATAATTCTCAAGTTGAGTATTATGGATCTTGTGTAGGAAAGTCGACTCAGAAGAGCGACGTACGTGTTACACCAATTAGTGAACATATTATGGACGTTTGTGGCATTCCAAACATTTATCGTGGACCAAAAATGAGTCCCGATTGGTTTGGATGGCAAAATTGTCTAGAGGGGTTATCAGTACCCGCAATCCCTTACCCACACGAATTACTCGAACTTGCAGTGAAAGATTTCAAGGAACCGTTGATTGAAATATATCAATCGGAGTTATGGAACGACACTCGCCCATTAACAGATGGCGAGAATATGTGTGGGATCCCAGGAAAGAAATTCGTAGACGGTATTAAATTAAATACTGCTATCGGATTTCCTTTGACTGGGAAGAAAATTAAGTACATCACAGAGTGTGCTGAAGGTGAAGAAAACACCCTGAATCGAGCATTCACAAAAGACGTAATGGACGAAATTACGCGTTGTGAGGATTGCTACAAAGCGGGTGAAAGAGCCTATCCTATTGCAAAAGCTTGCAAAAAGGATGAAATCTTGGCAAAAGATAAATGTCGTATTTTCTATGGTAATGCAATTGCGTTAACATATTTAGTACGTAAATATTATTTGCCTGTACTAAGGGTTATTCAAATGAATCCCTTAGTATCTGAGTGTGCAGTTGGTATCAACTGTCACGGACCAGAATGGGAAGAGTTCTATCAACATGCCACTAAACATGGTATGGATAGACTCTTTGGAGGAGATTATGGAAAGTATGATCAAAAGATTCCGTCTCAATTAATATTCGCAGCATTGCGTATAATGATTGATTTTGCGAGGGAATGTGATTATACTGAAGAAGATCTTAGTGTTATGGAAGCTATGACGGGCGATATTGTGTTCGCTTACATTGCTTTCAACGGAGATCTTATTGGACTTACGGAGGGAACCCACATTAGTGGGAATTCATTGACCGTTGCTATTAACGGTATTTGTGGAAGTCTAAATCTCCGGTGTTATTATTATAGTCAATATGAAACGACCTCCTTTGGGGAAAGGAGGAAATTTCGTGATTACGTTTCTGCTATGACTTATGGGGATGATAACATCGGTTCTGTACATAAAGATGAACACAAATTCACAATCAAAGGTATCTCAGAATTCCTGGCCAACTATGGCCAAATCTACACGATGCCGGATAAGGAGAGTGAATTGTTGGATTTCCTACCCGCAGAGCAATTCGAATTTTTGAAACGCATTAGCGTTTACCATCCAGAATTAGGTCACCATGTTGGTGCCTTGCTGGATAAATCGATATTTAAGTCTTTGCATTGTTTTATGCGACCTAAAGGTTGTGTGAACACGGAGGAGGAGGCTTGCGCCATCAATATAGATGGTGCAGTGCGCGAATGGTTTAATCATGGAAAGGACGTCTATGATTTACGTTTGGCGCAAATGAAGGAAGTCGCTGCTCGGGCAGGTATTGATCACATCACAGCTGAACTAGATGTGACATACAAGATGAGAGTCGACAATTGGAAGAATCGCTACGACCATGAGTACCAAAAGTACGCATTGTCGCTTGGCGATGTCTTTGATGGAATTGAGTAAACCTTAGGGTTTACTCGATCCGGGCCACTAGTCCCCCGTTAAGAGACTAGGCGCAGTAGCTATCTGCGTGCGGAGCATAGCAAAATAGCATATACGTGTATGGATTACTAACTTACAGAAAAGGTATTGAAAAGAACCTAATTGTGAGTGAAGCTTCACGTGTATAAGATTTAGACCTATTTAGGTAGAGTTTGTCTGCTCAAAAACATTTTCCCACCATGCGAATTGAGTACATCACATGGATACGGACCTGTACTTACTAATCCAGCAAAACAAACACAAGGCAATGTGTATAATATTCCATTTGAGATCCAATCTGGATCTACTGCTGACAATAATATTGTCAAGTTGTCTAACAAGGCAACTTATGAGAATGTAAATTTCTCGGACCAACATGATCCGTATTTATATACTGTGGATTCTGTTATGGACCCAACGAGGAAATTACAAGATGCGGATGATGCGACATTGGAACACTTCTTTTCACGACCTATTAAGATTCACGAAGAGGAGTGGTCCACATCATCTGTGCTGGGTTTTTCTATTGACCCATGGAATTTGTATTTTACAAATCCCCGTGTGATTAATAGAATTGCCAATTATGCATTGTTGCGTACCAATTTGATGATCAAAGTCGTTATTAACGGTAATGGTTTTCAATACGGACGCGCAATGATGTCGTATTTACCTTACGATGCATTTGACGCACTTAGTGCATCAGCAGGTTTAATACAAAATGACCTCATACAAGCCAGTCAACGGCCAAGGATTTTTCTAGATCCAACGCTTTCGACTGGTGGGGAGATGAAACTCCCCTTCTTTAATTATTCAAATTCTTTACGCATTGACACATCTCAATGGGGTGAGATGGGTGTTTTATATTTCAATTCATTAAATGAATTGAAACATGCTAACGGAGCTAGTGATAAAGTCACTATTTCCGTGTTTGCGTGGGCAACAGATGTGGAGATGAATGTTCTTACGTCGGTGGATCCATCGACGTTGTCTCCCCAGAGTGGTAAAGAAATTGATGAGGCTAACACCAAAGGTGTTATCTCCGGCCCAGCTACGAAGGTGGCTAAGGTTGCCGGGATGATGCGTAATGTACCATATATAGGTCCATTCGCATCTGCAACAGAGATAGGAGCGACAGCTACATCTAAGATTGCAAAAATCTTTGGTTATTGTAGGCCACCGGTTACTAAGAACCCGGAGCCTTACAAACCCACGGCAGTCAGTTCGTTGGCACTGACTAATGTGCCAGATGGTACGCAAAAGCTGACAATCGACGATAAGCAGGAGTTATCCATTGACCCGCGTATAGCGGGACTCAATGGTGTGGATCCTTTGAATATTGTAGAGATCGCTAAACGCGAGTCTTATTTGACTACATTTTCTTGGAACATAGGCACTGCTCCTGAAACTCTTTTATGGAATTCGCGCATTTCACCTGTTACGTGGGCGCAAACAACAGTAGGAGAAACTACAGCATATCATTTTCCAGCGTGTGCTATGGCAGCTTTGCCATTTCGCTGGTGGACCGGTACGATGAAGTTTAGGTTTCAAATTGTCGCATCGAGTTTCCATAAAGGGAGACTCAAATTCGTATATGACCCAAATTATTTGGCATCAAACGAGTATAATACCAATTATCTGAAGATTGTAGATATTGCAGAAGAGCAAGATTTTACATTAGAGATTGGTAATGGTCAGAATACCACTTATTTGGGACGAGCGAGGCCTGGCCTCGACTCACCCACCGAGGTGTTTTCTACAACTAATTATACATCCAAAGGACCAGGGAATGGTATTATTGGTGTTTATGTAGTTAATGAACTGACCACACCCAATAGTACGGTTAACAATGATATTGAAATCAATGTTTTCGTTTCTATGGGTGATGACTTTGAGGTAGCAGTGCCTGACAAACATTTTCAAAATTTTGTTTTCGCACCTCAAAGTGGTTTTGAAATTCAATCAGGAATTGTACCTGATGGACAAAACACAGTAGAACCCAGTGCACCGCAGCAAGAATATGCGGATTCATTAGGTCCTGGCGAACAAGACGGTAGTAAAATCAACCATGTTTACATGGGAGAATCTGTACAATCTTTTCGCACAATGCTTAAGCGATATGTGTTACATTCAAGTATCGCACAGGTGTTGAACATACCCAGAATTAAAGCTGGACGTAGGCCCCATTTGCCTATGTATCGTGGAGCTGTACCTGGTGCAGTATCTACTACCAGTTCTGGAACACCTTACAACTATTGCAATACATTATTATTGCATTGGGTTGTTGGTGCATTTTCAGGATGGCGTGGATCAATTAGGTATAAGTTGATTCCACGTACCGCATTTGATGTGGTAATGCACGTTGAACGTGCGCGGTATGCATTTCAAGACACAGCTTATTTAGATAATGATTTATCTATAGCTGCGCTTAATGATGAAACCGCTAGTAGAAGTGTGATGACAACTGAATTTGATGAGCCTTCAACAGATAGTCCGTTACCAGGATATAATGGGAAAGCTTATACAAATTCACGTGTTAATCCAATTCTGGAATTTGAAGTACCTTATTACTCAAATTACAGATTTACACCTGGGAAAACAGCCAACAAAACCACTAGACAAGAATTTGAAGGTGGGTTTGATTATAGGTTGTATATGACAGGGGATAATACTTCTATCGTTGATGTATACGCGGCATCTGGTGAAGATTTTCAGACATATTTCTTCACTGGTTTGCCTCGTATGTATTACGAACCAATACCAGCAGCAGTGTAGATGCTGCGGGAGATAAAACTCCCTAACAAATATAGTTTTATAGATTACCTATTAATAATCTAACCATACTGTGGCCGTATGGGAGGTAGCGAAAGCTGCTGATTTGGTCGCGCCGAATGAATTATGATAACTAATTTTTCCTGCGCGAGCAGGTTTTCAAGGAGTCACAATTTTATAGCGCGGTCAAGATCTATGATGAAAATCATAGATAACCGGTGCCCCTCACCATTGTACGAGGGGGCCGGCGCTTTGGCCTCCAGTGCAAA